ACCCTTACCATGTCGGATACCACCTCTGACACCACCGAAACAAGCTCCTCGCGCCCAAGCATCGGTAAATTCAACAAAAACCAGTTGTACGTACCTTTCCCACTACATCCCGACCTACGTAAAAGAATGCTCGATGAGTTCAAAATCCACGTTCAAGGATATGACTACGGTAATGAGCATGAACACCCAATGCTATATGTTGAAAGGATTAAGCTCGAAAGAGAAATGTATAGCATGGCTGAAGGCCCAATCCTTGATGTCGGCGGAAACCCAGTTAGACACAAGAAGGAAGGACGGGAAGATGTTTGGAGTTGTTGCCCACCACTCACTCCAAATGACCATGGCCGCATCCAGCGATTCCAAGATGCGAAAGCTACCAACTACTGCTTACATACGGTGCAAGAGTGTGACTGTATAGAACCCACCACAGTCATGTTCTTACATTCCCATTATTATGTAAGTAAGGAAGACACGTTGAGTTTACTTTACAATACAGGGGCTAAGAAGATCTTGACAGCCGTGCATGACTTTGACAAAGTAGTCGGCACCTTTTACGAGAACGAAGCTTACTATAGAGTCGACGAACAAGGTCGACACTATATGAACGTAAAGGGAAGTAATATAGGCTACCAAGGTAGTGCATGCCACTGGCTCAGAGGCAATTATTTTGGGTATCGCGGTAGGGCCATGCAATGGCACAGAGTTTGTAAGATTGGAACTTCAGTTATATACTCTATCCATCCGACCCCTGTCACTGATAACAGGGACTTCGTCGTGGATGGTGTTTTAGCTCAATTATCAGATCTTACTTATTATGGAGCCATGAGTGCTAACCATTTAGAAACAAATTTTGGAGTTTTTAACATGCCCCAGTACAACATGTATTCATTTGGTAAACACGTGGCCTTAATACAGAAAAACTCCAGTCCGATACTAGTTCCAAAGGAATTAATACACCACGCACAGGACTTGGCTGTCGCTATGCCAAGAACTAAAGATGGATTTGCTACCGTGCAGAGGCGTCTTAGACCATTTATGATGAAACTCGACATCCCGCAATCTCAAGCAGCTGACGTACTTATGTATGCTGCTGCCTTTGGGTTTTGTAAAAGTGTGATGAATGAGGTTAGCATTATGTATGGCCTAATAAAACCTATGCTAAGACAATTTGAAGTTCTAAATGATGCGTTGAACTTCAAGTTCCACCTATCCATTCCCAGAATTGTGGTGATCATATTTGCTGTGAGTCTCGCTGCAACCACTATTGCCATAGGGTCCTATTTCACATTCTGGCCCCTGTACATACTTGGTGGTTTTATATTCCTTGTTCCTACTTCCTTTTTGACCATCTCCATCTTTAAACAAGTTGGAAACACTAGTCGCCTTAATACTATTCGATCTTGGATGACTGCAGACCATAGGTCGGTCGCTTGCGCCGAAGAAATTGAGCCATTATTAAGTGACCACATGCCAGGCTATGACAGTAAGAAGGATTTAATGCCTCTCGGAGAGGGCAAGAATTGTCAATTTGTGGGCATATTTAGTGAGGATAAAATGCGGATCACTGGTCCTCGACCTTATGGTTTAACCATAGGTAATAGCACCCCACTTGTCAGTTCTGACACGCCACACAATACACTGATTGCCATCCGTAATAGAGTCACTAAACCCACCCCCCCTGTCAATGACCTAGTATGGACTCAATTATTGACCTATGTTGAAAAATTTTTCCATGATCTGTTTCCTGATTTCGGCCCTATCGACCCTAGTCCATACGACCAATGGAATCGTCGCTTTCCTAAAAATCGGCAAACCGAACACGATGCTGCCAAATCTGAGTATGATTCTTTCGGATTGCCCGCTGACCTTAGAGTTGTAACCCGTCG